AACGTGTCCACAGTTATCACATGTATCATCATTTGTACTCATCTCTATCACTCCTATTCTTTGTTAGCTAACATTAATTCCAGTATCGGCTTCCACTTTGTCCACCAATCCAACGCTTTACTATCCATATTCCCAATTTTTTCATCGTCAAACATAAACCATTCTTCTTTTGTATGAAATTGACAGCCTATCTTAATATGAGTTGGAGTTGTGACTACTTGCCATGTTTCTGTTTGAATATATAGCCCAGCACCTTCCAAGTCAGCACCTCTCAAGTTAGCATTTCTCAAGTCAGCACCTTTCAAGTTAGCATCTTCCAAGTAAGCACCTTCCAAGTCAGCACCTCTCAAGTTAGCATTTCTCAAGTCAGCACCTTTCAAGTTAGCACCTTCCAAGTAAGCACCTATCAAGTTAGCACCTTCCAAGTCAGCACATCTCAAGTTAGCATTTCTCAAGTTAGCACCTTCCAGGTAAGCACCTATCAAGTTAGCATTTCTCAAGTCAGCACCTCTCAAGTTAGCATTTCTCAAGTAAGCACCTCTCAAGTTAGCATTTCTCAAGTCAGCACCTTTCAAGTTAGCATCTTCCAAGTAAGCACTACTCAAGTAAGCATCTTCCAAGTAAGCATCTTCCAAGTAAGCACCTCTGTTTTTATCCAAACAATCCTTAATAGACTCATACGCTCCACTCAATATAACTTTTCCTGTAATCTTGTGTTTAATTTCTACATTCATCTCTATCATCTCCTATTCTTTGTTGTGCTATCAAAAGAGGGCTTTCCATTTCCACCACAAGCACATTTAATTTCATACATTTTAAAGTTGCCCTGCATCTTATATGGCATTTCTTTACCACACTCTTTGCATACTATCTTCATACCTTACCTGCTTCATCTAGTATGGACTTAGTAATCTCTAACATTCCGCTTAGCATTTCGTCTGTAGTCTTATTTCCATTATCCCAAAGATTCCAATATCCAGTTACAAAAGCTTCTTCCCAACTCTCTTGCTTATCTTTGGTACCGAAATCTGCTTCGCTACCAGAATCTTCTACCTTTTCAGCTTGCGCAAACTTTCCACATTCTCCACAAAAATATCCTGCATTTCCCATGTCTCTACTAAATTCTAATCCAACGTGTCCACAGTTATCACATGTATCATCATTTGTACTCATCTCTATCACTCCTATTCTTTGTTTAGCTATCATTAATTCCAGTATCGGCTTCCACTTTGTCCACCAATCCAACGCTTTACTATCCATATTCCCAATTTTTTCATCATCAAACCTAAACCATTCTTCTATTGTATGAAATTCGCAGCCTATCCTGATGTGAGTTGGCGTTACGAGTATATTCCATATTTCTGTTTGTAGGTATAGACCAGCACCGCTCAAGTAAGCACCGCTCAAGTCAGCATCTCTCAAGTCAGCACCGCTCAAGTCAGCATCTCTCAAGTCAGCACCGCTCAAGTCAGCATCTCTCAAGTCAGCATCGCTCAAGTCAGCATCTCTCAAGTAAGCACCTTCCAAGTCAGCATCTCTCAGGTTAGCATATCTCAAGTCAGCACCGCTCAAGTCAGCATCTCTCAGGTTAGCATATCTCAAGTAAGCACCGCTCAAGTCAGCATCTCTCAAGTCAGCATCGCTCAAGTCAGCATCTCTCAAGTCAGCATCTCTCAAGTCAGCACCGCTCAAGTAAGTATCGCTCAAGTCAGCATCTCTCAAGTAAGCACCTTCCAAGTCAGCATCTCTCAGGTTAGCATATCTCAAGTCAGCACCGCTCAAGTCAGCATCTCTCAAGTCAGCATCTCGGTTTTTATCCAAACAATCCGTAATAGACGCATACGCTCCACTCAATATAACTTTTCCTGTAATCTTGTGTTTAATTTCTACATTCATCTCTATCATCTCCTATTCTTTGCTTTTAAGCTCCTCTATATCAAATAAAATATCTTTGAAAGTAATCTTAGCGTCAGGATATTTCAACCCTGTTTGTAAAAATCCCTCAACTTTTCCCAACGCCTCAATAGTTGCTTTAGAATTTTCTAACTCTAAAAGCTCCTTAAACTTACCCTTTTTTATTGGTGGCAAACAATAATCATCTGTAATAGATATGTCGTTTACTACTCTGCCGAAATAAGTATCTTCCCAACTCTCTTGCTTATCTTTGGTACCGAAATCTGCTTCGGTACCAGAATCTTCTACCTTTTTATCATCGTTTGCACTCATCTCTATCATCTCCTTTTCTAAACTCAACAATACGACAAGGAAATACCTTGCAAAACAACCACCATTGGATACGTTTCACTATAGTATATTTGTCTGTCATGCTAATACTAAGTTGCATAGGATTTTCACCGAACGATACTGTTAAATTATTATCAGGTAGTTCAAGCCCTATTGTTAAATCTTTTAATTCCATCTTATTCTCCTTTATTTATCACAGCCAGCCTGGTTTCTTTTTAATAAACTTCGCATGTTTTAATCCATAAGGACATTTCATCTCTTTAAGGTTACGGCAAGCTCTAAATACTCTTGGCATGGGTAGTTTATTCCCTCTATCATCGTAAGAACTAACGCAAGATTCGCAACTATACATGATGTAACCTACACCACTCAGCGATCAAAAGTGCATCTGCCTTATCCCAATCTTTCTTGCGCCTGAACTCTACTCCAAACTTCTCAACAGCAAAATCTTTCAGCTTTTCTTTATGTGCCTGGCTAGCTTCTCGCTTAGCCTTGTCTTTTTCTTTCTTGGTAAAATTAGTCGAGTACTTTTTAGGCGCTTCCAGCAGTCCAAAGTGCTTCTGCCAAACCTTAGGGTTAACATAAATCAATTCGTGTCCTAGCATCTCAAAGAAACATTCCCACCATCCAACATTGCGATAAAACCCGGACATTGTTTTAGAGCTTTGTCTGTTTAACGTAACATCTTCAATGACAACAGCCTCAATGACTTCATCTGCCAGCTCTACCCATTCTTCTTTTTCTCGTTCTTCCCATAAATAACTAGCGATATATTTACCGTCATTGTCAATCATGGAAATACTTCCCGATCTACCTGGGTCTATCCCGATTATCATATTTTTCCTCCAGGATTATCAACTCCCAATTTATCTATAAGACTATTTAGTCTATCAATGGACTCTATAACGTCTTTTAAGGACTTTATATGCTCGCCAGATAACTTTTTCTTAACAAGTGCTGACAATGCCACTCGCATTGACGGGAAATAAGACTCAGCATTAGTGTCCCACTTCTCGCTAGTTGTACCGTCTGCGTTTTTAAATGTCCTAAATTCTTGTATTTGCAGATTCCTCGCATCACATTTAACTATCCTGAAGTTATGGAATGTCAAAAGTACAGGTTTAATTCTTTCTTTTATTGTCATAATCTTCTTGCCTCCTTCTTTTTTTCTCTTTTCTGATAATAAAGTTTATCGCCTTGCTTGTCTGCGATATTGGGAAAAAGTATCTCCCATCGTTTATCTGCTTAACAAAAATATCAGCCCGGATATTGTATAAGTACTTAAGACCATCTTTTTCTCTGTGGTCGGCAACTCTAATTCCGTTAGCGCTTCCCTCAAAATGAATATAGCAACTGCCATAGTCTGAAAGATGCACCAATTTACAAGGAATACCCTTCCTGTTCATTTTTCTAAGTATTTTCCTTACGGCCTTCTCGATAATCATTAAATATCGTATTTTGAATAATGAGAAGTACCTGTCAACATTTTAGTAGCTCTGCAATGGTCGCAAGTCTCGCATCTAATTGGCTCAACTTCTCCGCTTTTTACAGCAAGTATTCTTGGCATGTAGGCCTCTATAACTGAAAGTTTTTGCTCCATCCATTGATAATAAGAATACCCAGGAGTATTAAAAGAGATAATGTCCTTGTCTGGAGGATCTTGTTTTGTTATAGGAGCTATGAACGGCTCATACCAATCAGGAAAAGATTGCTCCTGGCCATCTACATCTACCATAACTGTCGCTCCTGGTCGCTCCTGTAGCTGTTCAACAGCAGTATACATAGCAATCTGGTCCCAATATCCCCAATACTGGAATATCCCAACGTATGCGCCTATTCCGTCTTGGTCTTCTTGCCATTCTCTACCGAATAGTTTCGCTAAATATTTGAGATCAACGACTCTTCCTTGCTTTGTGTCTCTTTTGTAATAGCTATCAACAGCAATCTTCCATTTTGTACCAAACATTTCACCAACAAAGATGCGTTGTTTTTCTCCAGATAAAACTTCCATAAGCAGTGGGTCTTTTTTAATGAACTCAATAGTGTCATTGATTTTTCTATAGTCTGCTTTTAGCTGTCCCATTGTAGCGCCTTTAGAGCTTATCATTTCTGGATGCCTAGCTCTGAACTGGTCAAGATCTCCATTGTTCCAGGCATCTAGGTATTTCCCCATCATAAGAGCTGGAGTCATCTTTTGAACAAACGAACCGTCTAGCTTGGCCATAGCCCTTGCCTCGCAGTTCCTAAAGTCTTTATACTGAGTTGATCCAAAATATTCCCTGTTTGTTTCTAAATCGAAATAGTTCTCACTGGTCACTATCATTGTACATTCCTCCACGTTTTTTTATTTTTTATTTGCATTATTGTACCTTGAGAAACACCAAAATTTTTGGCTATTGCTCTTGTAAATACTCCTTTTTCTAGTTCCTTCTTTATCAGAGACACCTCCTTAATAGTAAGCTTAGATTTCCCATTCTTTTCACCGTATACTGGCTTCTGTAGTCCAGTAATATTAGCATGTATCATATTCTCGCTTCTAGTACACCATTCCAAATTATCTAATTCGTTATGAGTCTTTATTCCGTCAATGTGATTTACCTCAAGCTTATTGCCCGATTTCCGCATGGCCTACCGCAAGGTCACACGGACAAGAAAACAATAAATGCCTAATTAATCATAGCTTACAATATTGTATTCAGTATCACTCACACGAGTTAAAAAGAACTGGCAACCAGACTCTTTGCATTTTTTAATGAATAGGTCCTGAGATGTTTTGTCCAGACTTTCAAATCTATCAACAAGGATAACTTTAAGATCTCCTGCTAATAGTACAGCAATATCAACAGCAAGCGCTAGTTGTTCACCTGTGGATAAGTTCTTAATAGGTAAACCATTGATTCTTGGAGATCCATCTACAACACTTAGGTTCTCTATCGGAGAAGAAAACTTCTGTAAAAGCTCTCCTGGTAGGCTTCTGGCCTTTTCAATCTTCTCTGTAAGTGTCACTGATTCAGCAGTAAGCTGTTCTATCTCTTTATAGATAGTCATAGCGTTATCATATTCATTCAGATAATTTTTCATCTTCTCTGCATTTTCAGCTTTTTCTCTTAACGGCACTACGTCTACTGGCTGAGCTTTCTTATCAATCTTCTTAGCAACAGCATTAAGTTCTGCCTTCTCGTTAAGCATATCCTTCTTGCTAAGCTCTATAGCATGGTCAGCATTAGTCTTGATATCCTTAGCGCTCTGGAGCTTCTCGTCTATCTCTTCCTGGAGCAATCTGATAGTATTCTCTATTCTCTGGATATCGGCAGTATTTTCAGATAGCATTGTTGTAGCATTGTCTCTGATTTCTTGCTGTTTATTGGAGAATTTAAGCTCAATAGAAGCTTCTTTATCTATCATGTTCACCAGGAACGCCTGGTCATCAAAGATTTTCTGGTTTGCTGATGTAACCGTAGTAACTTCAGCGTAAAGATCTGAAAGTTTAGTTTCTCTCCAGCTATCAGCAGTGTAATTTTCTGGCAAACCATCAATAATTTCTTTGGCAATCGCAGTTTTGTTGCGGACATCTCTGTTCTTATCTTCTCTAGTGAGGTAATACTCGCCATTTTTGGCTTGTATCTGCCCAAGTATGTCTAGGATATGCTCATCGTAGTTTACCCACTCAGGAACGTCATTAAACCACTCTTGGATATCTTCTTTTGACCAAGAGATATCGACCAAGCCTAAAAGAGTTTTGTTCTGGTCTTTGACAGTAGCCTCAATAAAATCTACTGGGCGGAACTGTTTATCGTTAAACATAGACTTAAGATAAGTTTCTGGAGACCCCTTAAATCCTTCAGATAAAACTTTAATCTTGTCTGATTTGTCCAGGCTCTTCACTCTGTCGATTGTTGTTCCGTCCGATAGCTCAACAAAAATACTAGCTTCATCTTCGCCTTTTCTGATAAAATCAGCCCGAATGTTCTTGTTGCTAAGCGCTGTAGTTATAGAGTCGAGTATGCTGGTTTTTCCAGATCCGCATTTTCCCTCTATAACATTTATCTGCTTAGGTTCCAGATTAATTTCTGTAATACCTAACGTGTTTTTGAATTTTAACTTTTTAATTGTTTTCAATGTCTGTCTCCTTTATATATAAATCTATTTTTTGTTCTATTTTATCTCCTGCAAATTTTGCAACAAAGCAGTTGGCGTGATTTTCTTCTAGCCACTTAATAAATTTTCCTTCGTTTACAGCTTTTCCTATAAAGTCAGGAGACAGGCGATTCCACATCCTAGAAGCTCTAATAATTAATTTAGGGTGCCTTGATATAATGTTTTCAGCTATCTCTCCTAGAGATCCTTTATATTTATTGGCAAGATGAGGAACTATGGGACCGCCTAATCCATCGTTGGCTGTCCATTCTGAATCGTTTAGTTTTTCGACTAGTTTGTAAATAAGTGATACTGCTTGCTTGTCAGTTAATGAATAAATGTCTAATTTTATATTCATGCTGTTTCCTTGTTTGACTCGGAAACGTCCGGAGGCACATCTTTATCCTCAAACTCAGCATCTATAACGTCTTCGTTGTTTGACTCGCTAATGTCATCAAGGCTAGAAGTCGCTACAACTGGTTCTTTTTTCTTGTTAAATTCTGAAGATCCTCCATCTTCAAAAGCTTTTTGCTGTTCTGGATTAGCAAAATCAATGTTAATGTGTTTGCATAATCTTCTAAGAACAGTCTTACGGCACATTTCACCATAAGAGTTTGTCCAGGCTATTCCAGCAGATTGTTTAGAGTATTTTTTTCTAACATCCTCAATGTCTTTTTTGCTCATCTCTTCAATCTGTATTCCGCCATCTACATAAGTAACAATAGCAAACGCTCCCTTAATTTCTCCATCATTAAAGGCCAATGGCTTGAAGGTAAGATCTTGTCTTCCGTTATATTCTTCCATCAAGTATTCATCGCCATCTTTTACAACTTTAGCGTAAACGTCCTTAATAGCTCTAATTGAGTATTTTTTAACAAGCTTAACTTCTCCTTTGTAGCTAGTCTGGAAACTTAAAGCAGATCCGTAGGGAATGGCATAAGCTTCTCCCTGGAAAAAGTCTAAGCCAAGAAAAGCTCCTTTTGTCATTGTTGTAATGATTGAAGCACTTGTGTACTTCTCTAAATCCTGGACTCCATCTAATACGGCCATGCAGTTCTGTATAAACCTTGGCTTGTTTAGATCCGTTGGCAATGCTTCCTGTCTGTCATCAATATAAGGGACAAGACTCTCTTTTATCGCTTTTAATTTATCCGACTTACTCACTTGTATCATCTCCTTTTTTTTCTCTTTGTTGCATCTGGATTATCGATGTAAGTACCAATTTTTTAGCCTCACCAAAATCGTTCATTTTGTGCATCATGTCAAATATAATACCAAGCCCTATCTCCATAACATCCTCTACTTTTCCTTTAGAGATGGCTCTCAGTTCGTTTTTTTCATTTACTATACTAAAATATACGGTTGCTATTGCCTCTTCGTTATCAATAGCATCACAAAGCTTCTTTTTTATCTCTTCCTTATCCATTCGTTTCTCCTTTTGGTTTTTGTGTCATTCTGCATCTAAAAATTTTTAGTAAGTCTTTATTTGTTTCTATTTTAAATTTGTTTGAGTCTAATATCTCCTCTCTAATTTTCTGGATAGAGAAAGCATGAATAGTTTTGTTTAACTTTCTCCGTCCAAGCTCCGTAGCAAATGGCAATATAATATTCATGGACTTCCTAAGTATATCGTTTTCTTCTTCTAAAGATTTTAAACGAGTACCCATGTTATCCAGAATAGTATGGATGTGAGGTATTTCAGCTTGTAGATCTCTTTCTTTTTCTCTTCTGTTTTTCTCTACATAGCTATTAATATTAGCATCCACTTTACTCATACAAACAAGCTCCCCTCGCTTACTAACTCAACATTACCAATATCCATTATCGCTGTCATTACTGTAGCGAATACCAGTGAAAAGAAAATAATCTTAGCTACCCTTAGAATAATCCTAGCCATTTTTTTCTCTTCTTTGGTTGGATCTCTTTATAAACCATATTCTTAATAAGTTCATAGGTAGTGTGTTTTTCACTTCCTACGTTTTCACCATCAATATCAACAATAAAGCCCATTTCCCTAAGCTCAAAGATAGGCTTCCCGATTACGCAGATAGCTGGGCGCATCTGTGTGTGAAAGAATGGTCTAGGTATCGGGTTAGTCGCGTTATAAAGCTCTATAAAAATTCTCTCTTTTTGAGAAAGTCTTTTTTTGTCAGCATTTTTTTTCATAAGCAGAAAATAATAGCTCTCTGGCTTATCTGATTGCTCGGTAACAAAATTATCATACTTAGTTTTCTGTAACATGGTTCAACTCCTTTTTTTTATAATTTCGTAACAAATAATACTGCCGGTCTTTAATACTTTTAAGTCCATCCCCCTTTCTATAAGTTTTTTTTTATAACTACAATGTCATCTTTTATAAACAATAGCCAAGCTCCATGACAGTTGTATTGTTGGTTTAAAAGCTCTTCATCTTCTATCTTTTCAAGGTTTAAAATCAGATCTCTTATATCTCCAGGCTTATTGCTATTCATAAATTAATTGTCTCGCTTTCTCGATATGATCGCTTGAGAACAATCTTCCATTTACATTTATCCCAAGTTTTTTTGTAATAAATATCTTCATCTTGTATTCTGCTTTACTTTGTATTTGCATAATTCTTTCCTTGGACACATCAAGTCTTTTTCCTATATCTGATTGCCTCTCTTTTTCATAATATCTAAGCTTGATAATGGTTTTCTCTCTTTCGCTTAAGGACTCAATCGCTTCTCTTACGTTCTCCGCATTTTCTTGTCTCTCAGCATCATAATCTAGCTCAACAGTTTTAGTACATTCCAGAAGTGGCAGTAGTTCAGTGCTATCTATTACTTTTTCTTCTTTATTTAACCTATCATAAAACTTTCTACTAACTATTCTCATGTTATCTGAAATTATATATTCTGGCGTTACGTTAAAGAAACCAGCAATAATTATTAATGAAGAATTATTTACAGAGCAAGTCATTTGCCTAATAGTCGATATTCGCTCATAGGGTAATTCAACTAGTCTCATTAACTCAGCATAAGAACCAATATTGTTAGATCTCATTAACTCTAATAATACGTTATTATGTATCGTTGTTCTTCTTTTCACTAAAATATCACTCATGGCCTAGCTCCTTCTTTTCATCAATAAATGCGTCAATAATCTCTTTGTCTTGGAAGTCTAAGCCATTATAGCCAAGTCTTTCACGGAACTCGCTAGCACCTTTATAGATCCTGCCTTCTCGGTAAACCTTACATCTAAATAGTTTTTTAGCTTTAGTTGTCATTATTTATCGCCATCCTTTAGTTTTTTAGGATCTTTAGAGTCAGCAAAATATTGAGCCATCTGTTCTTTTGTTGGTTTTGCTGATTTTTCTATAGTTTCTCTTATCTCAGGATATGTTAAGTCGATATGTTGCTTTAATAAGAAATTATTTCCTGGTTTTTTCTTAATACATTCCATTACCCATCCCATAATTTGTTCGTAATGAGAAATATCCTCATCTACTTCTTCAGTTTTTAGTTTGTATTTGAAAAGTTTTATACATTGTTCGATTATCTTTGTTCCTGGTTCTGTGCTTCTCCACTGTTTTAATAGTATTTCGTCATTTTTTGAAAAAATTAAATCGCTAGTTAGTTTAGTTAACTTCTTCTTAACAGCCTCAACTTCATAATCACCTTCACCTTCACCTTCACCCTCGGTATCAATCGTATTCGTGTTTGAAACCTGAATACCACTCGTACCAGTGGTATCTTTATTACCCCATCTTTTAGTAATATTATCTTTATTTTTTAAGCATGTAGCTCGCCATTTATCTAGGTCTGCTTTAAGTTTTGGGTGGATCATAAGGAATAATACATTTAGCATAGCTGGAAGTTCTGGCATACCATTACCAGAAACATAATAATAAATACCTTTGATTAATTTACCAGCATCTTCGTCTGATAAAGCATTTATGGCTTGAATATAATCCAAGTGCATTATAAATGAGTTTTTATTTTGATGTCTATTGTCCGTTGTTCTATCCATTTGCGTACGTCCTTTTGGTGGGTGCTTCTCTAGTAGACACGCAATGAAACTAGAGAAGCTCCCATATTAAAAGTAAATTATTTCGTTTGAGTTTTGCGAATCATAAATCCAGTATAGAGCATAAGATTACCGAAAGTCAAATATTTGGAGAAATAAAAAAAGGATCGCTGGTTTTTATGACATTTACTGCTCCAGAATACTCGTCAATTTCTTGCAATTCTACAGGGTGCATAAGGCAATCAGCCCATGATTCAAAAAACTCTTCCATCCAGGCTTTATTCCTGGATGTTTGCAGTACTCCGTCTTCGTATATAAAGTGTCCATTTCCAGGCTCTTTTACGAAGACTTTATATATCATTTTATCTAATAAGGAATGTCATCTTTAGCGACTGTAGTCTCTGGCTGAGAAACAGCGTCTTTATCAATGGTTACGTACAATGTACCGATTTTTTCTTCAGTTACAAATCTGAATTCTAAGCCAAAAAATTTAAACTTTCCATCGTCAAAAACTTTGCCTAAAAATAATGGTTTTGTGAAGTCTACCTTGTTATCAGTTTTAGGGTATACCTTTACTACTCGATTGTCCTTAGCAGTTGTCTCGATTCTGAAAGCAAATAATGGAGATTTACTTATCCACCAATTAGGCTTTCCCTCACGATCTTTTCTTGTCTCTGCTGTTAATAATAGTTGCATGATTACCTCCGTTAATAGGTTAGTCTCCAAGCTGGCGCAATAAAGCGCCAGCGCAACGGAGACTCTTCTATACTAACAGACATTACCTTTAACCTAAAGATTCTTGGCAAATAATATTAGTGCTGACTGCCCTACGTCTGACATTAAGAACTCGGCAAGTCCCTTAGATGATTCCTTCATAGTATCGCCAAAGAACCCTTCCTCTAGGAACACCTTCAGGTCGTTATTTATCCACGTTCTTGTAAGCTTGTGTCTCTCTGCATACGCTGTTCTTTTGTCTGGTTTTTTCTCT